CGTTCGCCCCGGCTCGAATCTTTCGGTTCAGTTCGTGGGCCAGTCGGAAGTTGTCCTCATCATAGACGATAGTCCCGTGATCCCTTCGTCCCGTCCCCTCGACCTTCACAGAATCCAGAACCTCCAATTCCCGGCAGACCTCGAATGCGTCCATGTATGCCACCGGGTTGTCCATTGCTATCAGTTTTCGTGCGACTTTCTCTAAATTTTCCATGTGCGTTTCCTTTCGCCTTATCAAAGTGATTGTGCTACGGTGCTACGGTAGCTACGGTATTTTCCTATTCTTTTTTATAAAATATTTTTTTGTGAAAAGATAAAATACTATTTTTACTGTAGCTACTGTAGCAAATAATAAAAAAGTCAATAAAATAGGGGGTTTATAGCTGCTACAGTACCTGCTACAGTAATGCTACAGTAGCCCAATTTTTGCCCCTACTGTGACGCTTTATGACAAAACGGTTACAGAAATCGAGGTTTCAGCCATCCCAGGTCTGCTACAGTACCGTTGCAACCACCCCCGTTTCGGTCGGTCAGATCCGATGGGTCTACCCCATCCGACCAACCTCCCCCCAGAGGGGAACCCTCCCCCGCCACACCCGACTCAGTTCGGGCCTTTTTTGTTTTTCGGAGATTTTTCAGTTTTTCTGAACAATCAGTTCATTAGTTTTCGTCCCTTAACAATTTCATAATTCCTTGCCGAATTGCCTCTCCTTTGGTAACTTTGCGCTTCTTGCAATATGCCTCTAATTGTAACTCCATGTCCTCATCCAATCTGATGCTATATTTTACCGATTTCGGTTTGTCCACCTTCGGCCGCCCTGTCCTTGGCAATGTAACCACCTCCAGTATCATTATACCGTATTCAAATACCGCATTTCAAGATACAAATGTGTGGCAAAAAGTCAAGGCTTTTCTCTGCTCGATGAGGTAACCCCGCCCGATCCTGGCCTCGCATATTCCCCGCCGGGTAGGCTATGACCGCCCGATCCCGCCCGAAATGCCGAAAAAACAGGCTTTTGCATTGCGCATTTCATACAAAACGCGCAATCTTTTCCCAAATTTGACCAGGAATGCCCCGAAAACATCAAAAATTTGAATAAATAATTGATTAACAGCGTTAATTATTGTGTGACAGCGTATGCTCGGCCCTGTTACTTTAGTTCGCTAAAGCGTTAAATCGCTAAATCGTTAAAGTATGGATCGCTGCGGTCTGGTGTGCTGGTAGCTGGTAACCATGACAAGCAGCCGGATGCGGATACGATCACGACAACCAGAACAACAACCAGGACAACAGACGATCCGAAACGATCCAAACCAGGCGAACAGCCGCATACGGTCAAGGCCACACAGGAAGACGCATTGCCAAATATCGCCACAATTGCGCTGTATGGCGTTTTAGCGTTCAGATGTGAAATTGTATTACCAGCGCACAAAAACGCTGTGACGGGCTTGTATTGCGCTGTGACGGCATATTGCGGTCAAATGCTCAAGCCTTGAACACGCCAAAGAATACACAGATATTGCAATATATCGGTTTATATATATTATGCACAATCAGAACAGCCCAAATTTGTACACGATCAACAAACATGATATATCTTGCGAAATATATATTGACATATGTTTTGATATGTGATACTTTATAGCCACAATAGGAACGCAGCCAACCGATTGAAAGCCCGAAATGCTGTAAAAACTTTCACTTGTACCTTGACAATTAAACAATGAATTTCCCTTTTCCCTTTTCAAACATGGGGACAGAAGAAGACGCAGCCGGAAACGGTAGCTGTGACGAGCGAAAGCAGCAGCTTTAAATGCATCTGAAACGATTTAATGGTAAGTGATTTGATTCCTGCCCCCTGTTTAATGTGGCCTTAGACGGTCTCAAGCCCGCAAACACAGAGAGAACAATAATTATAGAAAAGGGGAAAAAGAAAATGAAAGCCAATTTTAAGCAGTTTGAGATTAACACAGTTTATCACGGTGACAAGTGTTGGAGCTGCGATAATCGCAACTATAACAACCACATTGTCACGGTAAAGAACACAGAAAACGGCAAGCGCACAAGATTTGAATTTTGGTGTTCAATCATGCATCCGGAATTTGAAAGCGAATATGATGTGCTTAACGCTTTCTATTGCTTTGTATCTGATGCGCTTTCCGGCCTTTATAGCTTTGAAGAGTTTTGTGATGAGTTCGGTTATGATACCGATTCCCGCAAAGCTGAAAAGGTGTACAAGGCTTGCAAACGCGCATATGCAAAGTTTGAGCGCGTGAGCGGTTTTTCTGAAAATGAAATGTATGATTTCATCAATGAACTTGCTGAAATCGCCGCTTGATTGTATCAGCCAAAGCCGCCAAAGCTAAAAGGTTTTGACGGCTTTCACGGGTACAATCCCGAAAAACTAAATTGAAAAGGGGAATTAAAAAAAATGTTTATATGTGCTTATTTGGGAATGTCGGCGCTTGTTGCTGGTTATTTCGTTGCTATGTATAAAATATTTTATTAAGGGGTATAAAAACATGAACAACAATTATCTTTCAATTTGGCGTATCCCAGGCGGCTACAAAATCCGGGCCGAAATGGAAATAAACCCAAACAAATACCACAGCATGAAATATTATGATTACTCTAAACGGGAAGCAATTCGGCAGTATCGGCAGCAGTTTGGGCTTGTCGGGAAGCATCTTCAATTGATCGAAATTTGATTGGCAGCGCAGCCCCAAAAAATGCGGAAGCAATCAGTTTTTCTGAATGGTTTTTCTGATCACAAAAAAAGCCATATCCCAAAGGCGAAAGCCAAAATAAAAGAAAAGGGGAAAACAGAAATGAAACATTCTTTCAAAGTTGGGGATCGTGTAACGCTGTCCGATTCTATGCGGGCTGCGTGTGGTAATGATCAAAGATACGAACACGGCATTATCACACGCATTGGCTATTGGGATATCGTAGATGTAAAATTTTGCGGTATTGGGCAAGATATTGGTATGCGTTCGGACGAATTGCAGCCTTGCAAGTAATGGGGGAACAGAAACATGAAAATTGATTTGTGGTATCCGGGCGAAAAAATAGTCTATGCAGATTGTTTCTTTTATCCGAATGATTGCGTATACCGTGGGAACGTGTACAACGAACACGGCAAGCCTGTGGGCGATTATTTTGCAAGGGATAGTGTAGAGATCGAAAAACGGTTTCCTGGTATCTTTGGCGATTAAACGGTTTTCTGGTAGGTTATCCGAAAAAATAGCCTACTTCCAACAGCGCAAGCTGTAAATAACTTGAAAAGGGGAATTTTACAATGGAAAGATACTATGCAAATGACAGAAAAACTTATGCTGTCAGAGAAGGTTTTGACGATGAAACCGGAAAAGCACTGTTTTGTGTTTACTATGACGGCAGGTTTCCCGAGTATGAATATCATAAAATCAGTTTTTACGAATGGGCAAAACATCTGCACGGCAATGCTCCATCCGGCACGCCATACGGATATTTCCGGGCGAACAGAAACGGAAAACGGATCGTTATAACCGTCTAATCTATTTGGTTTTCTGGTGGGTTGTCCATAAAACAGCCCACTTCCAGCGGTACAGCCGCCAAATTATGAAAAGGGGAATTGAATCATGCTATCAAAAAATGTTTACCTGGCTCTTAATGTCAAGGAAAACGGAAAGCTCTATGCTTTTGCCTGGAAGGTTTCCGGAAATCAAGATTTGCTTTCTGTTCTGCGTGGTTTTAAGAATCTTGAAACCGTCAATGTTTGTCCATCATTCAAAGCCGCAAAAGAGCTTGTAACTTTCTGGAATGATTGTTACAAGGCAAACGGCAGCTATATGTTTTCTGAGACATTTTGAAAGGAGTTTTTACAATGGAAAAAACAAACGTGATCGTGGTTGTTCGTGGTGGTATGGTTTCTGCGGTCTATTCTGACGGGAACATTTCTGTTGATGTTCTGAATTTTGACAATCTGGAAGCTGATCCTGACAGCGAATACGAAAACAGCGTCAAGGCATATCTTGATGAACACGAAGACTTTCTGCAAAGAGCATGGTAATTTCTGCGGTTCTAACGGGTTCACCCTAAAAGCCCGTTTCCATAGCTGAAAAGCTAAATTAAAGAAAAGGGGAATTGTAAATGAAAACTAATATTGAATGGAAGTATGGTGAAAACAAGTATCAGCATTATTATGAAGCAAAAATCGGAAATGATTATCTTTGCGTGTTCTGCAACGAATGGAGTCCTGATTGCTGGACAGCAATGGTAAATGATCGGATGATTCACAACAAGACGAAAAACGATAGGCAGCGCAAAAAGCAAGGGCTTCCAAAGTCCGCACACATTTCCGAGCTTCATTGTGATTGGCTTCTGACGGGTTCGCCGGAATATCTTATGAAGAAAGCAGAATACTGCTATAGGCACAACCTGATCGAGATTTCTAAGTAACACGGGCAATCCTTCTGCGGTTCTTGTGGGTATCCGCTTAAAAGCCCACATCCAGGGGAAACCCAAATACATTAGAAAAGGGGAAAAACAATGTTTGCAATGTTCAACGACATCTACCGAAATTCTACCCATGACGAGCTGGAAAGAGTAGAAAGATACTGTTCTGCGACCGGGGCCGATTGGGCAAAAACCTTTTACACGGAATCGGGCTGGAACAGTTTTCTGTCATGGGAACGTGATCCAGAAACGTGGATTGCCGATCCTTCTGCAATGTTCTTTGATGCATGATGTGCGGGGGTATAACAATGAAAAAACGCCTTTCTGCATTCCTTTCTGCGCTTGCATCCGGCATGATCTCTGGTTTCGCACAATCATTCACGGTATGATAGTTTCAGCTTATGCCCTTCTGCGGCGATAGGAGGGCATACACGGGAACTATCCAGAAACTTATAATTGACAGCATGATATATATGTGATAAGATATTGTTACATATATAAGGAAAGGGGGTACAGCAATGGCATATAAGCGTCCTGATGATGGCCTCAAGGCTGCGACACGATATCTGAAGAAATGCGATACCATAACGATCAGACCGCTCAAGGCAGACGGCGAGCGCATCCGTTCTGCGGCTGAAGCGTCTGGTATGAGCATGACGAAGTTTATCATGACCGCAATCAATGAGTACATCAATAACCATTCTTCTGCGGAACAGCCAACCACAGAAGCAAGCTATGATCCGTTTGACGGATTATTTGATGAAGATGAATAATTATTCATAACACAGGAAAGGGGTATTTCAATGATCACAATACTTTTTATAACCTTCTGCTTCTATCTGGTAGCGGAACTAATCAAACAGGGAACGGCAGCGAAAGCCCGGAAACGTGAGGCGGCACGACAGGCCCGGATCGAGGCCGAGATGCGGCGGGATCGTGAGGAAAGGGAAAGAGTAGCCCGTGAGCAGAGGGAACAGCGGGAGGCCCTTCTGGCCCATGAGAAAGCCCTAAGAGAGATGCACCTGGCCCAGCTTCGGGAAGAGAAGCAGCGGTTAAAGCTGGAAGCGGAACAGGCACGGCAGGCGGCTATTCTGCGGAAACATGAGGAACAGCTAAACAAGCTGACCGCAAAGGTTGAGCAATGCGAGGAGGATATCTTGCAATGGCAGAATCAGCGGGAACAGCTTATTGACTATCAAGAGTATCTTGAGCGGGAGCGGGATGCCTGCATCGGCGGCAGTAAACAATGGCACAAGTGGAATAACAAGTGCATCACTAACAACTCCAAGGTTTACGGGCTGGATACCAGAATCAGAAAAGCATACTACACCAAGGCCGAGGCCGAGCGGAAGATCAGCGGGGAGGCGATATAATGCAAGCCCTCACGACAGAACAGTACAAGCTGATCATCGCCACCATGCGGGAGGGGTCTGGTTCTCTGAGAGCCAACCCCCGGTGTGCTGCCGTTCTGGTAGCCGAGGCCAACCTGGGAATGCGGATCGGGGACATCCTCCGGCTGCGGCTGTCCGACATCGTGAAAGACGGGAACCGTTACCGTCTGAACATCACCGAGGAGAAGACCGGGAAGAAACGGCACTTCACCGTCCCCGATGCGATTTACACATTCTTCTGCGACTATGCCAAGACCAACCACATCGAACCGACCGACCTTCTGTTCCCGATCAAGGTTAGAGTTGTACAGCGCAATCTAAAGGCCGTCTGTGACCTTCTGGGGCTGTCCAATATCTCGACCCACTCTTTCCGCAAGTGGTACGCTACGGACATCTATAATGCTTCTGGGCACGATATTGTGCTGGTGCAGCACCTTCTGCAACACAGCAGCCCGACCATCACCCGGCGGTATATCGGCATCGAGGACGCAAAGATTGAACAGGCCATTGCTGGTCATGTGTGTCTGGTATGAGGGGAGGATAGACAATGCCGACATGTAGATACTATTACGGAATGCGGCTGAGAGGATACAGACCAGGAGCGCAGCCGAAAAACGTGGTCGAACGCAAGGACGATCCGACCGGGCGATACCATGATATCATCGCATACACCCATCCGCTGACGGATGACGAGTGCTACCAATACGACCTGGATTATATTGAATGTAAACCGTTCGATGGTGGCAGCGTGATTTTGTATTACTACAAATAAAAACAAAGAGAGACAGAGCATTATGCCCTGTCTCTTCTGCTATTTGTCTCTGTATGGCGGCACTCTTGGATCAGCTAACGCATCAATATGATATTCAACGTGTGTAAATTCTGCTCCTGGGGCTATCTCTGCTACTATTCTCATACTTCTTATACCTTCTGGGTCAAGCGATATCATGTCAGCATCATTTGCAATCCGCAGCCCGATGGTCTTAATATGCTTTACCAGATCTTCCCTTGTTCCAAATCCTCTTGGCCTTGGTACTATGCTCATTGTTCACATCCCTTCTGCATCATTTCTTCAAGCTGTTTAAACAGCCGCATAATCTCGTTTGATAAAGCAAACTCATTGCATTTCCAGAACTCTTGCCGCCCCTGGTTTATCGTCATAACGCTTGACCTGCTTAACGTTATTTCTTTCAGAGTACATTTCTGGTTATGATTGTACTTGCATTCAACACTTGGGCATTTTACTTTAGTCATCTGGCAGCACCACATCAGCATCCTGCTGTGCAGAGGGCAAGTCACGAATCGTATTAATGCTCCACAAAAGTCCAGATTGAATAAACGGAGCATTCGGATACTTTTCCCAATCCAACATTTGAATATCATCAAATCGTTTTGTAATTTGGTTAATTGCGGCTTGCCTGCTGATTAAATCATCCTTTATCATTTGGGTAACTTCACCTCTCTGGCAGATCATCTCAGGCACATTGTCAGGATGAAACTCAAACAAACTCATGTTGTCCATCGGTTTTCCCTTGGCATAGCTCATCTCATGCTTCACCTCAATCATCCGGCAGCACAACATCAGCATCCTGCCACTTTGCCGCAATTCTCTCAGCGGAAGCCCTCTCGCCCAGCGGGTCAACCGTAGCCTCTTCTTTACCGTCACTCTCTTTCATTTGGTCATAACTCTTCTGCCACCAGATGGTGAGGATCGGATTAATCATCCCTTCTACACCGCCCTGTTCATGGATGGACGCAAAGAACATCGTAATGTCATCGGCAAACTGTTTGTGGGCCGGAGTCCCGGACTTACCATTCCTCCAATTGGAAACATCTGCTTTGGTCAGCCCTACGGCGAAATACGCACTCATGTTATTCGGCATGATATTCCGTTCTGCACAGTATTGCAGATACGCCACAAATCGATTGTACAACTCCTGCACATTCTGCTTGTCACCGCATGACTGCCGCATCCGCAACAGATCGAGATGGTAGTTGATGAACGTGTTTACCTTATCGTCCCCCATGCGACCGACCAGGTTCTCGATGACCGTTTCGTTCTTCGAGATGACATACTTCGTGTCGGGTATGACAATCCCCGTTGCTTTTTGGTTGAAGGGTTTATCCCTCTTTTTCTTCTGTTCTGCAACCCACTCAGGATGACGATGCTCATAGATCGTCTTCTTGATCACGTTCTCCGTTGTCCCCAGCTTTTGCGCAATCTCCTTGTACTTGTACCCTTCATTGCGGAGGACTTCTATCTTGTCATATGTGACTTTAGGAATTTGAATCACCTTCTTTCTATAGTGGCAGAGACCCAAACGGATCATCTTCATCGTCATCTTCAAAGAACGCACTGTAATCGACTGCGGGCGTCTGTTTCGGTTCTTCCGGCTGTTTCGGTTTCGGGGGTTCGTCCTCTTCTTTCACCTTCTGCCAGCACCGCTGCCGTCCGTAACTTCCGACCGTTCTGGGGGTTCTCCGTTCCCATCCCGGCATCTTGTTCATGATCATCCCGATGTCCTTTGACTCGACCAGGGACGGTTCATGCGGTCGGTCTGGGTCGGATGACAGGGCCTCATGACAAATCTCCCGAACACAGGTAAACTCGCCCGGATATTTCTTGTCGAGAAACTGTTCTATCGCACCAATTCGCCAGTCATCTTGCATTGCTTCCTCTTGCCTCTTTCTGTACTCACTCTGAAGCGATTTGTTTGCATAGTTGGGCATCTTCCCGGCCTTGTATTTCTCCCTTGCCTCGGCCCAGCATTGCAGTACATAGTCCCGTATCTCGTCCTCATGGTCGAATATCTCATAGCCATCTGAATGAACCTCAATTGGGTAGTACCGCCTGTTGCCTGACTTGTCTGACAGAGGGTTCGAGTTGTTGCTTGTGCCGATGAAGATGCACCGCCTCGGAAGGTCAACCGTGTTCTTGTCCCAGGGCTTTCTGTACTTGTCGAACGCTCTTGTGATATACGCCTTTGCCGCCTCTTGCTCTTTGGTTTTCGTGAGCGCAAGCAGTTCGCTGATCTCGCAGATCCATTTCCCTTGCAACTGCTCAATAGCCGGAGTCCCTTCCATCTGTGTGACTTCCCCGTAATACTCATCTGATATTGCGAGGAACCGAACAAGGGTACTCTTGCCCTCTCCCTGTTTCGTACCGATGAGGATAGGCACATCATCAAACTTTGTCCCAGGCTGGTACAACCGATGAATCCCTCCGGCGAATATCAGACGGGAAACCTCCCGGCTATACGGGGAATCCTCGACCTTCGCCCAGTCGATCAGGAACCGTTCACACCGCTCAACCCCATCCCACTTCACACCCTCGATGATGTCAATGATCGGATTGTATTTCCGCAGTTCAAACAACATCCGCAGCGCATCGCCGTGCTTGTCCTTCGAGTACAGTTTATAGTTCGACTCGATGTAATTTCGGCTCTTTGCCTCGTCAGTATCCGTCCACTTCTCGATCTTCACGTTCCCGTCCTTGATCGTGTGTATCTCTGCGTTCCCGCTCAATTCGTTGTATCGGATACTGTTAAAGTATTTATCGCTCGTCATCACCAGCAGAAAGTTTCCAATCGTTATAGCTGGCTTCCCTTTGCCGCCATCCTCCAGTATCGGCCTGACGGACACAGGGATCATTGTCCCTAATTCAATCTTTGCTCACCTCGGTTCTTCAACAGGGTAGCAGTCTATCTCCCACGCTACCCTGTCGATATTCTTTACCGCTTCCGACCAAGCCGGAGTACCAACCCGACAAAACATCCTCTGCCGATCCAACCGACACCACTCATCCCACAGACGATGATACCCGGCCTCCCACTCGGCTCTCCGTTCCTCTTTCTCTCTGGCGGCTTTCCTGCGCTCCTCAAGGGCCTTGTTCTCCGCAACGGTTATTTCCCTGTCCAGCGGCAGACCAAGCCGGAAGTCAGCGTTTATTCGCTTCATAGCGTCCGTTCTGTCTCGGAGGCTGAGTATCGTCTGCACGAACGAGATCACATCACCGCTTGCTCCACACACAAAGCATTTGTACCCTCGGTCGGTGTAGGAAAAGTTTTTGTCTTTCCCGTTGTGAATCGGACAGGCGATCCTGTGATATCGGGTATCAATTCCGGGAAGGTAGGTCTTCACCGCCTCGTCCATCGTGACGGTTTCGTGTATCGCATCAGCGATGTCTTCCCAACTTGCTCGATGTTCTTTCTGGTATCGGTCTGTCCAACTCACATCCAAGCCCTCCATGAAACGGATACCTGACAGCATGACGGCATCTGCCGCATACCCACACCGATACGTTACACTCTCCACCGACCCCGTACCGTCTCACCACCGCTTCGTCACGGCATTTCCGAACGCACCCATGATAGAATTGCTTTCGTGTAATGTCGCACCGTATAGGCTTGCTTTCGGGGCGATACGGGATCTTGTTGAGGCTATCACCCATCCCCATTATTCAAAAGGGACTGCGGCTTGTTTTTCCCACCAAGGGACATCGCACATTTCCGGCTTGGTCAGTTCCATCTCTAATGCCCAAAGGAAATTCCAACAGGCAGCTACAAGATGTTCCTCATCCTTATGTCCGAGCATATGCTTTGCGGCGTGTCTCATGCCGCTATCCATAAGGCTGTGAGTAGGGATGCCGAGATCGACATTGTGTTCCCCATACTTCACCGCACCGTTTTCGCAGTGCTTGCTGACCTCGATGATAGCTGCCCAGGGGAGAAGATCCATCCTCCCCTTCCCGCTGTGCATATCCCTGACGGCCCCGGTTTCAAACGCAGTGCGTTCTCCACTGTCTTTGATTTCAGCCATATAGCAGTTTCTCCCTCACATAGTAGTAAAAGATTCCAAAGATAATCTTCCCAGTCTCATCGGGCTTGCAGAATGTAACAGTCACATTAAACCGAACCATCCACGACAGGAGAGAGCCGACCAACGATTTCGGCGGCAGTTTCGACCGATAGTTTCCGAGGAAGATGTCCGACCATGTAGCGTTCTCAATGATGAGATGAACCTTCGTCCCATACGCTTTTGCACGGATGAACTCCCTCTCAAACCGATCACGTTCTGCTGTGAAGTTGCCGCATATCTCATCTAGATTGTGCTTCCTCTCAACAGTGATATCACGCTCAAAGCTAATATCCCCAAGCTGGCAAGAGTAGTCTCCGGTATCCAGCTTTCTTTTGATTGTAGACACGTTCTGCTTCTTCAGATATGCTTCAACGTGTCGGTCTTGCTCTCTCGTATCGCAGATGATGGACAGCTTCCGTAACTCTTCCGCAAGTTCCGTTTCAGTCCATCTGCGGTTCATCACAGATCGAACGGCAGTTCATCATCCGAGTCATCCTCGGTGAACTTGGTGACCGTCTGGCGTTCCGGCTTCTGCCCCTCGAACGGGGGAAGGTTAGCCGCCTTATCTGCCGAGATGAAGTACTTGATGCTCAGATAGTCATTGTCATCGAGTACGAAGTTGGCTGCACCTTCGCAACCAATCCAGGTCGGAAACGAGAAGTTACCGTCCCCGATCTCAGGGAATGCATCGAAAAATTGGGTAGCATTGCGGTTGAAATAATCGTTATCGACCAGCCAGTACTTGACCTTCGCCGGGGATCCGCTCGGCCTGACAGAGATTACGATCATGTTGTTGCCGCTCTTGCTGACTGCCTCTTCGACATCAACGATCACGCACCGCAGCTTGCCAGTGACTTTTGCGACCTCTTCACGCTCTTCCCGTGTATATTTGCTCCAATTTCCCATAACTTGAAACCTCCCAATTTTTAGTATAGATATCTACAAGATTTTGTTTGTCCAGATACCGCATGAAGTCTCTGATTATTTCATCCGGTTCCGGCACAATGTACCGAGGATATTTTTCCCAGAACACATCCGTGCCGTTCGATACGCAGTATTCAAACCGCCTTGCTTCTGGGACGAGATAGAGATAGAGAATGTGCTGTGCCGAGTGTAAGTATTTGTTGAGATGGTAGTTCGAGGTGAACTTGCAATCGTATACGACCCCAGCCCGAAGGTAATCGAGGATGCCGTGGACGAGGAATGTCACCCCGTCCACAGTAATCTCCCGACCGAGGTTCACTTGCTGTTGGGATCCGTCCAGGTACTCTGCCATCTTGGACACCCCACGGAACCACTCATGGTCTTCCGGTATTGGGTTCCCATCGAGGACGCCATTGACACAGTTCTCGAATTGAGTCCCCTTCAGCATCTTCGTTGTTGGCTGAATCGGTTCCCTGTTCAGAACCTTCATGAAGGTATCGTAGCCGTCCTCAAGTTTGAAAGACCAGTACCATGCATCGAGCAAACTCTTGGTGATTCGGAACTTCATTTTGCATCAACAGGAACCCAAGTGTTGTTGGCCTTGTCCCACTTCACGCCGATCTCAGCAAGGCGTTTCTTAATCATCGCCATGCCCTCTTTCTTTGAGGTCAGAACGTGTTCCATGCCATTGAATGCATCGAATGCACCAGGCACGGATTCAATGCTGGTGATGCCCTCACAGATGCGCTTGACGGCCTCCATAACCTCTTTGTACTCTTCTTGATCTTTGTTCAGAGACTTGGATTCTTCCTCAAGATTCTGACGAACCTTGGCGAACAGCTTGGTGAGGAAGTCATTCGGCTGACCATCTTTCAGTTCCGGCACTTGCACCAGACCAGAGATTCCGAAGCAAGCCTTGGCAGAGTACTGCTCGGTCGGGGTGAATCCGAGATACCGCTGCCCGTTGTTGATGAAGAGCCTTGCAGCCAGATCGGCACTCTGATAGACCGTATTCCGGGTACTGCCCTCGCAGACGATCTGGTAGAACGTGCCGTCATCACCGTTGCGTTCTGCGGATTCATGGAACAGGACAATCACATTGAAGTTCCGGCGAAGGTCGGAAGTGAAGTCATTCCACAGAGTTTTGACGAACCCGAACCCTTGAAGGGAGATGCCGCCCGTAGCCTTGGCTCCACCCTTGAACTCTTTCGGATTGTCCACCACATACTGCTTCATCATCTCGATGAGCGCACCGCCCGTGTCGATGACGATGGTTTCATACTGACCCTTGGCAGCTTCGATATCGGCCTTGACCTCATCAAACGTGGTGCAGATGGAAGCATCCTGCCGATGCTGGGGCTTTACCCGGCACATTCCGTTGTCGGCATCGATGGTCAGAACCTTGGGAGCAGACTGGGCAATGGTAGTCTTCCCGACACCGGGGCTTCCCTGGATGATGAGAGACATCTTCTTGTCCGCAAAGTTGAGTTCGTTTCCTTTTTTAATCATCGTTGTTCTCCTTTACACAACTAATTTGATATCATATTCTTCTGCGAGTACATCGGTCAGGTCTTTCAGTTTTACCCGACCTTCTTTGATTTCCTCAGACAGTTTGTCCCAGCGGTTCCATGCCGTAACAATGGCATCATTATCAAACCCGAAATCATCTTTCATGACAGTCAGGAATATCGCCATCGCCAAGTGGCAAGCCTTTTCTTCGGCCTTTATCAAATCGGCCTGACTGACAGGACGGTTTCTCGGATTAACCTTCTTACGCACTGGGATCCATCTCCGTCTTCACGAACTCGGCATCCCAGACGCCGACCTTTGTGAGGTTCTTCCGGGAGCAGAAGTAGGCCAGTGACATCTCATGCTCACAGTTCTCACATACCACCCTCGGATTGTCATCAACCGGATGGTTGTACCGAAAGACCGTACCGGGGGTCAGTGTAACATCCTCGCCGCACCAGGAACACATGATGACATCCCCTTCCTCGAACCGATAATGATGGTCATTCCCGGCCCACTTAATGTGCAGATCGAGTGGCAGCCCAATCGGCAGTTTAGTGTAGTGGTTCCTGTTGTTGCTCTCGTTCATTGTTATTCTTGTCCTCCTTTAGTTCGACCGTGACATACTTGTTAACGGTCATTTTCATTTCTTCATGCGTTCTACCGCACCATTTGGCTACTTCTGTTGCAGTAAGATGATCAACACCAAACCATTTCAGTTCGCTCAGAATCGAGTAGTACCGCCAAGATTCCAGCCTAATCGGGTTTCTCCCGTCCTTTCGGATGATGGCGATCAGTCGGTCGATTCTTCGCTTGGGTTTGATTTCTTTACGCTTTGCCATCATCAATCACCGTGTCAGTGATGCTGACGATGTTGTCCACATTGATGTGCTTTGTGCCGCCCTCGATATCGAACGTGATAAAGTGCGCTCCGAATGCTTTCTCAACATCAAACTTATACCCAGTCGCATCATAATCAAATCGGCTCCCATCTACGCATTTAATGCTAATCTTTCTCGACATCTTCATCCTCCTCAATTAGCTTTTTTAATGCGAATATTGCCATCTGAAATGCTTCTATCAAATCAGTGTCCTCTTGAGCAAGATCGCATTTACCGCAATCCCGATTGCAGATTTCAACTGAATTGCGTATTACGCATTCCTTTTCAATCTTCATAAGTTTTAAAGCCTCTGTAAATTCCATTACTCTTCCTCCGTTCTGCTCTTTGACCATTCCTCAAGAGTGTCATAAGCCGCC